TCAAAAGTATCATCTGTGTTAGGAATAACATGGCTATTAATATCTGCTCCGATTACAATATTGTCTGTGTCGGAATCACCTAGAGTAATATCACCACCAAGTGTAATATTTCCATCTACAGTAAGATTACCTGCAAAGTAACCATCTTTAAACTTAAGGGAGTTAGTGCCAAGATCAATGTCGTTGTTAGTTACAGGAACAATAACACCATCTTGAAATCTAAACTGCTCTACTGATGAGCTTGATACATCTACAAAGACACCAACTCTATTATTAGTATCACTGACAACAACTTTGTTTAGTGGAGTAACAACACCGGGATCACCAATGAGTCCGATTACTGGACCTTCACCTGCAGTGCCATCATGTTTGTGTCCACTAAGTGCGTTAAATGCAGCAACAAGCTGATCGAACTCGTCATTAGAGTCTGATGCCTGAATAGTGTCACCGTCTGTATACGTACTCTGACGTGCGTAACCTGCCATATTCTATCTCCTAGCGGCTGCTTTAAATTCTAACTGAAAGCCTTTAAGTGAATAAGGTACTGATACACCATTATCCACAACACGTAATGCTATCGCAAAACCTGAGCCTTCTATCGGCTGTCTAATCAATGGGTTTGACTGACCCCCGTAGGTAACTGTTCCATATTCACCTGTCCCATACAAAGCTACAACCTTACTTGAATCAAAAGGATAAGCTGCAGGTCTTGCAGAGTTAGGATCTTCGTAATCGTACCTTACAAATAAATCTGAGTTTATAGAACCTTCTGGTGCATAGTTAATTACTGCACGTTGAAATTGTTTTCTTAAACCTGCGTCACCCATAGTAATGTCTGGTGATCTGTACCTACCAATAATAGTAGTGCCATCAAAAGTATTACCTTGTTCTTGTTGATATACATAACCATCATAACCACCATGTATTACATATACAACACCATCCTCGTTTATATGATCTGTACAAGAAGGTTGAATACCTAAAGTTTCAGCAAACTCATAACCCTCTGCAGTTCTATGGCAAATAACACCTTTAGTAAGTTGTTTAGTCCTTGCGTCATTACCTGATGTATCGCAAAAGAATATTCTGTATTGGGTTTTATCTGGAACAATGACTGAATCAAATTCAGAAATATCAGAATAGATATTAAACAATTGATGAACAGCCGTACTAATTGAGCCAAGTTCAACATCACCAATACGTTCAGTTCCTGCAACAGTTCTTAAACCATCTCTACCTAAGAATACAATATCACCTGCAAATTCTTGTATGGTAAAACCATTCATACAACCAATGTTTCTTGATACAGGCTGTAGCTGAAAGTCTGCTATGGTATTACCATCAAGTCTAAAAATACGTTCTTCACAAAAAATAAATAAAGAATCACGAAAAGGAAATATGCCTGTAATAGGACTATCTACCCGTATAGACCCTGCACCGTTAGCAGGTGTAAAGTCTGTAGGACCATAAGGTGCACTAAATATTAACTCTTGAGGATTAGATGTCATACCCGCAAAGAATAAAGCATTCTTGAATCCCGTTACAAACTGAGGGTCTGCTGGAGCATTAGTAGTATTAATATCTGTTACGGAGTTTCCTGTAGTATATAAGGATGCACGATTAGCACCATCAGCAAAAACAAGAGTAGGATTACCGTCTATATTGTATCTAAAATGAGAATACTTTTTTGCACCTGTACGTCCTGTGTCAATCTCTGTCCAATACTGAGTGACTACCACATCATCTGCATGTGCTGCTGCGCTTGTACTATTGGCACCACGAGTGCAACCAATAAAGGTAACGGAGTCAATACTGGTATAAGTAATCTGTTCAGTACCAATTAATATAGTACCAGTAGCACTAAACCCTGCAGTGCTGTTTACTGTAATACTTGTGGCTGAGTTAGTAGTAGCGCCATTAGTATTACTGCTACCATTAGCTGCTCTATATACTTTAGTACCTCTAGCAGCTATAATCTCATCTTTGTGAAAAGCTGACATAAGAACTTTTTCAGTGTTAGTAGCCGATTGGGGAACAATATTACTATTCCATTTAGCATACCCATTGATACGTCTATACCCGCCGTTAATGTCAGGCTCAAAGTTTTGCAACTCAAAAGCCTGTCCCGGTTGCATAGTAAACGTAGACCTATTAAGGACTAGTCCACCTTGGCACGGAAAGATAAAAGGATTAAGACCTGCTTCATCTGCCATTATACTAAAGAACTTCCTACGGATGATTTGTATATTACTGTAGAGCGAATGTAGTCGGCTCTGTTGGACAGTAAAGTTTGCATGCTTTTAATACCGTCCTCAAACCTTGCAAAGTTTAACTGATATTCGCCACCTTCTCCTCTATACTGATAACCAAAGGCGGTAGCTCCATCCACAATTACTTGCCGATACTGTGCGGGTATTGTAGGTACATCTGTTGCTGCACTTAATGCAGTAGTGTATATGTAATATTCAAACTTTAAAGAGTATGCTTTATCTGGGTAGGGATATAAACCAAAGTTATTGTCTGGTGTTCTAAATATATGAGAGGGTACGCCTCCAACATCTGATCTGTCTTCTTGATTAATAAACTTATTTAAGTAATCTTTATAGTCAATAATAGTAAGAGATTTACCTTCTACTCCTAAAGAAGAATCATCTACAAGTCTAAATGTATCATAATCTACATGCTTAGCGTTTGTAGGTATAGTATATCTAGTTGTTCCCGCTACAAGTGTCTCTGTCTGCGTGGCGTGATTGTAAGGCCAACTAAACTCACGAGTATTAATATAGTTAATGGCATCGTTTACAGCGTTCTTACACTGAGTTTGAAACCCACGAGAGTTGACAAAGTTAGATGAAGTTAAAGCTACTTCATTAAACCTAGCTATTACTTCGTTTGTAAGATCAAGATAAGTGTAAGCCATTATATTTCCCTAAGATAGCCTAAAGGGGCCACTCGAAAGCAGCCCCTAAAGTTAGTTCATTTATGCAAGCGTATCACGATCTACTTCTGCTGCTGCCTTTGTAGCGCCCATAGGCATGTACATTACAAAGAACTTAAACGAACCTGCAGAAGGTGCGTTTGAACCTGCAAGCAATGCAGTAATGGTCGTGTCAGCAGTTGTGACATTTGTGATGCCATTCACTGTAGTAGTGGTAGCAGCCAATGTTTTAGCGCCGTTAATATCTGCAGTACCTAGCAGATCAACGTCACCACCTGTTACACCAAAGCTCACTGCGTTAGCACCACCAATGGTAGCTGCAGCAGTACACTCAGCGCCAGCAGCAAGTACCACACAATTGTCTGGGACTGTACCAATGTCATGAGTTGAACTAGTGGTGAGATCACCGTGAGCAATCACGGCAGTCTCAATACGGACGGGGGATTGTAAAGCCATCTTGTATTCTCCCTTAAGCTGCGTTATATTTAGCAGTAACAAGAGCTTCTGGGCGAAGAATCTTCCTACCGTAAAGGTGCATACCACGAACAATGTCAGCAAAGCTGTCAGGGTCACGGTAAGTTTCAGTCTTGTTGATTTGCTCAGCAGTTGCTACAGCAGAATCATGACCCGCAACAATAACACCATAGTTGGCGTTTTGGTTTGCAGAACCTGTAGTTCCAGCACCAGTGCCTACTGAAGGCAAGTTGCTTGATACGTACAAGCGGAAACCAAAGAAGTTGTTGAGGTTTAGACCATTGCGAAGTGAGCCTGAGTCACCGAAATCGGCGTTCAAGAAGCGGCTGTCTTCGTCACGAAGTAGCTCCATGAATACCGGGTCAACAACCAGCCAACGCCCTGCAGTATCAACTTGCTGTTGATCCAACAAACGACCCATACGTGCTACAACCATTACAGGTGAAGCAGTTGCAGTCGGTAGTTCAGTAGCGCCGGGCAAACGTGCTGCCAATGGAATTGAGTGATCCCCAGCAGAACCAGTTGTGATGTTACCAAATGAATCCTTACGGAGTTTCATTGAAGTCAACAACTCATCTGAGCCAGCAGTAGTAACAGCTTTGGTGCCGTTTACTTGGTCATTAACAGCGCCAGCATTTGCATGCAAAGCAGACTGTTTATAGCCTGACAGATAGCCAAGAACTTCTTGGTCATACTGATCAGCAAGACGATAAGCTGCACGATCCGTTGCAAGACTCATGAAATTGACATGGGAGTGCGCTTCCTCGATGTCATCCATCTTGAAGGCAAAATAGTTAGCTTTATCAACGACTAAGGAGAAATCCTCATCGTCTAAGTCTTGTGCTGAAACCTGTGTCCCACGAGCGTATGAGCTTACAGAAATTTCAGGCTCTTTGATAATTTTAACTGTATCACCTTGGGCAGAAATCTCCCCAAAATAATCAGAGTTGGTGATGTCACCACATACTGTACTCTTGCGGAAAGCAAGCTGTACTTTTTTTGAATAGATTACTGGGCTAAAATTGCCGTTTGGCAAATTCCCGTAACCTGCTGCTGATGTAAAAGCCATGATATAATCCTCCATAGATGTTTGGCTTAGGTTTAATTAAGCTTGTAACATTTAGTAAGAGGCTGTCTTTCTAGGGTGCGTATATTATGTCAGTCGGCCAACCAACAAAACAACGGGCCTATTCTAACAGGTAAGTCTTAACTTATTAGTTTTTAGCTTAGTGAGTTGAGTATAATACAAGGTAGTCTTTTCAGAGGCTTGTACTATACTCATATAACACCTATAGTTATACTTACTAAATATAGGTTGTCAATAACAATTTTTAATTTACCGTGCGCCGCCTGTCATATCGTAGACAAACTTACCAGTGCGCATAGCTTCCATAATAGCATCTGAGTTCTTTTCATATTCATGTACAGACATGCTATTAACTTGAGATTCACTGAATCGTCCTGCTGAGTCGTTTGATTCAGGTTTAGTTGTTCGTTTAGTGACCACAGCAGATGCGGCTTCTTTACTAGACTTCTTACGAGACTTAGTGTCCATATTATTATCTACTTTATATAGATCAATAACACGAACTACAGATCTTGGATCATCACTGTTCTCGTATATAGCATCTTGTACCCACTTAGGTTGCTCTCCAGCCCAATCATGAAAGGCATCACTCTCTCGTAAATCATCAAAGTCAGGGTGCGCATCACGAATAGCATCTTCATTCTTGTTACGCTCTGCTTCTGCAGACATACGATCCAGTTCTTGTAGACGCCCTTCAGCTAAGTTAAACTTCTCTTGAGCTTTCTTTTCTGCAATCGTCTCAACGATAGCTGCGACATCAGGGTACTTCTCTGCCCAATTAGCAATGTCCTCATCAGACTTAGGTGCACGTATCTCACCACGTTCCTGTGCATTTTCTAATTGTGTCTTTAGCTTCTTTAGTTCTTCTGACTGCTTATTTAAATGATTACGTAAATCACTATAGCGTTTCTTATATGTACGTTCTTCACCAGAAAGTTTCTCGTCTTTGGCTTCTTCCTCAGAGGCTTCTTTGGTTTCTACTTTTTGATCTTCTTCTGGAGTATCTCCATCTACTAGCTTCTGAAGTTCTGCTTCCTCTTCTTCAATGCGTCTCTTATTAGCATTGCTGTAATTAGAATCTACAAATCCTGCTACTTTTGGTTGTTCTACACTTTCTAGTTGTGCCATAGTTTAGTTCCTTTATGTTGGGGTCAGCCGTAGCCGAGTAGCCTTATTATTTTTTACGTTTCTTTTTCATCAAGCCGCCTTTGTATACTCCTGAAGAATCATCATTGTAGTCATCTGCTTTGTCATCTCCGTATGATCCACCACCAGAACTAGAAGAAGAAGATGAACCTCCACCGTACTGCCCTTCTCCTCTAGGATCATCTGGTCTATCATCGGAACCTGTCATGCCGCCCCCTGTAGAAGAAGTAGGTTTTTTTGCATCAGGAGGCTTAACTCCAACAGTGGGAGAAGTACCAGAAGGAGGTTTTATTACAACGTCATCATTTTTAAAGGAGCCACCGCCGCCTTTATCGTCTTTCTTATCGTCTCTGTCTGGGGTAGGCGCAATAGTATTCTTAGTAGGATCTGCCAAGTTAATACCTACCTGCGAAGATGCAAACTTAGCTTGTACTTCACCTGAATCGCCAAACATCTTAGAGAGAAACTTCTCGAAAGGGCTATACGTTTCTTGCATAGCATTAGCTTGTTCATTCAAAGAAGTACTAGTGCTGTTATCTTTACCGCCATTCTTAGCTTTCTCTAGTATAGCAGCAGCACGTAAGTTTGCTACAGTACTAACTGTACCAGCAGCACCGATAGCAGAAGCTCGCAGCAAGGAAGGTGGACCCTTCTGTGTCTTAGCCCACTCTAAAACAGACTCAGAATCACCAAACTCTATGTCATCGTACCATCTAGGTGCTGGTGGTTTATCATCGTCATCATCGTCATCAGAACCCCTCTGAGAAGGAGCTTGAGGTTTACCTAATTGAAACCCTTGAGGTACAGGAGTTACAGGCTGCTTAGTGTCGGAATATACAGAAATCTGCATAGTAGCACCTGTAGAAGGATTATAGTAGTCCACAAGCTCTGTAGCTCTAGGACCTGAGTAACCTTGTGTAGCACCTAAAGTCTGGGAAAAACCTAATGCACCCATGCCTGAAAGAAAGCTAGGAACAGGACCCGTATTAGAGCCTGATAAAAAGTCAGGTTCAGAGCCATCTTCAAAGCCGCCATCTGCGTAACCCTTTACATAACCACCTTCTGCCATCTTAATACCTTTAGCATCCAGTTTCTTTTTTACCTCTGGGTTGTTCTTAACCATCTCATACATGCGGTCTATCATACCGTCTACATCTTCTCGTACATTCATCTGAGAAGCTTTAGGCATAGAAGTAATACCGCCTTGTGCCATAGTCGTTGTAGCTTCACCTTCCATAACGCTTTGTACTTCAGCCATATCTTCATCACTGGCATCCATAGGCAAAGAAGCTGTACCTTCCAATACCGCTTTTATGTCAGCCATGTCCTCATCAGAGATGCCTTCCATCATATCCTCGTCAGAAATCTCTACATCTTCAGGACCTTCTTCAGAGACAGGCTCTCCACCTATACGTCCTTCTTCTGCCATTTTAACATACTCAGACTTTGCCTTGTCACGCAAATCCTCAAAGAACTTTACACCGTAGAAACGTAATACATCTGCAGGTATAACATACTCACCCTCAGAAAGGTTAGCGTCTATGTCATCTC